ATTCCTACAGGTTCCCAGCCTTCTCTTAGTTTCCCAGAGAGATTGCGGGGGTCCGCCTGACTCAGCGTTGAAGTACGAATCCATCTATACGCATACCCAGCCTGTTTATCAGGCTCAGGGAGCAATTCTGCTGGCGCCCACTGCTGAGGACGTTGACTTATTGCACGGGTATCTAATTCTCTTGCTAATCTGTTTGTTGCCATTTTAGGCCTCCAATTTATTAAGTTCACGAGCATATTGCTCAGGGGTTATACCAAATTTTTTGGCTAAAGCCACTTGCGTTTTGGTAAGCACAACTCTTTTAGAAGATGTACTACGTCTCGCTGGAGCAACAACCGTACTTAACTTTGATGTACGCTGAGGCTTTTCTTCCTCGTCGTTTTGAATGTCGTCAAATTCTTCTGGGAATCGACGTTTTACTTCTGTATCAATACGTTTAAAATATTCATCCGTACCAATAAATCCTCTACCAAACTTTTCTTCAAGCTCTCCATGAATAAATACAGCATACTTACTCATTGACTTCTTGTCGGGGTCAACATACCAAGGATTATTTGACACCCATTCAGCAACTTTGTCATCCATCTGTGCAGGTTGCTGAGTCTGCTTTACTTGTATTTGTACATCATTTTCAGGAAATTGTACAGTAGGTTTAAAATTCTTTGTCCTGTCTAACTTTAACTGCGCCCGCATCATCTCTTCTTGGGCTTCCGCTAAAGCATCGCCATCGCCTGAATCATAAGCTTCTTTATAGCTACGTTTAGCCTTTTCAGCCTCTAGTTCAGCAGAGCTTTGATAAGTCGAAATAAGCTCTTGTTCGCCCGTATGTAGGATTTCTTTTAGCTTTTTATTTTCTTCAAGTATCCTTTGAGCAGCTATTATTGCCTCTTGTTGCTCCCGCAAAGCTGCTTCTTTTGCCCTACGTTCGTCATGCCAAGCCTTTTTATACTGCGTAAACTTGTCTTTAACGTTTTTAGAGTACTCTTTTGACGCATCTAGCGTTTCAAGCTCTTCTTTAAGGTTTTCTGGGATAGGGTTATGGTTACGGTCCTCTGGTGGAGTATCGTCAACGATCTCAATATCAACGTCTATTGAACCTTCTTCTAGTGTATCTACGGGTTTACCCTTAGTTTCCTCTATTTCGTCGGGAAACTGATATTCATCTTTTTGTATCTCAGCCATGTTTTATCTCCTAGATAAATTTTCGTTTAATACCACGTGGATCTTCTACAACAGCCTCCACAGAATCGTCATTAATAATGCGGAATTCTCGGTCATGGATAACTAAACGAGTACCAGCATTAGGTCTAACTAGGACGAAATCGCCTTTTTTACACCAAGGTCCATTTAGGAACCTTTCTGGGTCTGAATAGCAATCAGGTCCCATATCAACCACAAAAAGCACGGTTGTTAGGAGTTCATCATACCTACGGGTCTCATCTGACTTAAGAATACCGCTATCAAAAGCCTCTTCTGTTTCTGGAATAGCACAAAGAATCCTATAACCTTGAGGTTTAGGAAGTTGTTTGGCTCTTTCTTCTACTTCTTTATTAAGCACTGCACTTAAATCTACTGCTCTATTTAAATCTACAACGTTCTGTTGGTCACTCATTCGAGTTCTCCATTGCTTTATTAAGGTCGATTATGTAGTTACGTGCAGTTAAGAGACCTCTCACCTCGCCACACACTTTTTTGTACTCGTCTAAAGTTTCTACCCTGCCATCGGATAAAGCCTCTTGGAGTTGTAAAACTTTGTCGTCTATTTGTTTTACTAGAACGTTTGCTATTTTATCGTGGTGCATTAATTACCTTTCTTTGTTTGCCCTTTATCTGAATTACGTTGGGCAATTTCCCGCTGCTGTGCAAGGGTTTGTTGATACTTTAATAACTCCAACCCCGCTTTACTTCCTTCTGCTCTCTGTGCATCCTCACGAGCCTGTTTATCAGTCATCGCTTTTACGGCTGCTTGTGCTCCTGCTGTTTGCTGTTGCGCTCTAATTCTTTCACGTTCAACGGCAATTTGTTCTTGCTTAAGTTGTGCATCAACTACATCTTTTTGAGTCTTGCGTTGTTGCTCAGCCATTTTAATTTGCAATTCTTGTTGTTGCAGTTGAATTAATGGGTCTTGGGCTTGCTGTTGAGCTTGTTGCTGCTGAGCCTGTTGCTGGTTTTGCATTAATATTTGTTGTGAAGCTTGCGCAGCCATTTGTGCAATTTGATCTGCCATTTCTGAAGGCATCTGTGCTGGCTCTTCTCCATCTTTGGGCATTGGGGGAAGCTGCATACCCATTGCTTTTTCAATTTGCAAACGATACTCAAACCCTATGTGCTCATTAATGTGAGCCATCATCGTAGCTTGAAGTTGTTGAGCCACTTGTGGATTCATTTCCAAAATAGACCGCAACTTAGGATCTTGCATAGTTGCCATATGGCAACCAATGTGTGCCTGATGGTTTTGTTCAATGAAAGCTTTAACTGGCTTGTTCTTAAGAATATTCTGATTCTCACTAACTGGATCAGTTGGCTTCATATCATCAGCCATTGGTACTAGCTTTTGATAATTTTTTATACCCAACACATCTAGCATCTGACGATGTAATAGCGGCAAGTCATATAGCTGTGGTGCTGTCTGAGCTAACTGTAGAGCGGCTTGGTACTGTACTACCTTTTGCGCCATTGTTGCTGCATTAGGATCAGAAACTGGAATTACATCTACATGGTCATAGTCAGATTGCTTAATCATCCGACCACCGTCTACAGGCTGATAGCTATAGTCTGGCGGTGTGTAGTCCCTAATAATTTCTTTTAGTAACCTAAACTCTTGTTTCATTGAATAGTGAATACGTGCTTGTATAGCACTCATCATCTTCAACGTTCTTTCTAGGATAGCTAGAGTTGTACCGACTGGAGAGTTAGCACTCATATCAGCGGTTTGTAAATCTGCGGCCCCTGCAAACCTACGCCCTTCTTCTACTATAGTTCCTAGTAATGAATAGAGAACTTGACTTGGTTCTTTGTATGGAAGCGGTAGGATGTTGTCCCGCATTGTTCCACTAGGTACATCAACGTCACGAAATTCACCAGGACTTATTGGCGTGTCGTCACCATTAATTCGTAGTCCACGGGTCTTAAAGCCACCAGGCAAGTTTGAAAGTGTTCCTGCGTCAACAAGTTGCCGAATAAGGGAAGTACCTGACTTAGCAAATGCACCGATAAGATGAATAAGACCAAAACAGTAGAAGCCGAAGCCAGGAATATAACCGTAGTGCACAAAGTGATTGCGCTTTTGACAAGTTTCATCTTCTGGCCTCCAATTACGACGTATTGCTAGGATATTACTCGTACCCTTTTCAATAGTAACTACATAAGGTAATGCAACACCTGTAGCTTCGCCATCTTCATCTTTATGTTCAAAACCTTCTAAATCAAGATCTACATGCATCTCTAATAATTTAAAGCGGTCATCTGTAGTAGCTTTGAAACCTAGTTTTTCTGCAATCTTCTTTTCTACTTCGTCCATTACATTAGCAGGTTCACCTAGATCAATATCTCGATAAAAACCTTCATGCTGGAGACGACGCACTTCGTTCTCTGTCTTACGCATTACGTGCGTTACCCGCTCAGCTGACTCTAAATTAGAAGCACCATATGGAACCACAATATCTTCTGCTGAACAATACATAGATACTTGACGATTTAAGCGTGGGTCAAAATACACTTTCTTAAATGCATTACCCGCAAGTCCTAAGCCCCAAAGCATACGCTCATGCTCGGGACGGTATTCTTTCATTACATCTGTAATCTGGTAGTTCATGTCATCTTGGACACGTTCTGCTGCCGCTTTTTTCTCGGGAGTTTCTTTGCCAATAATCTGTTTCTTTTGTGGTCCCATTGCAGGAAAAGTTTCCATCATGGTTTCTGCTTGGAACTTCACTACCGCTTCAGATAGGAGTGGGTGATATACACCACAAGCGCCTTCCCAAGGTTCGGAACGCTCTTCAATCTTCATACCAAGTAGTTCTAAACCGTCTACGTAGGTTTGAATCCAGTCTTTGCGGGCGCCGATGTCATCTTCAAAATCACCCGTTAAATCACCAACAATAGTTTCTAGAACTTTAGGACTTAAAACTTCAGCTAAGTTTTGGTCAAAGTCTTCTTCATCATCTTCAACTTCTTCAATCCGTAGAATAGGCTCCCCATCAATACCAATCTCGACTGATTCAGGGTCTTCAATAGTAATTTCTAACGCAGGCTCATTACCCATTTCTTCGGGGTCTAATTGGTCAAGTCCTAGTGGAGCTTGTGATAATGACTTATCTATTGCCATAATTTGTCCTTAGTAATACACAGCTTTACGTCTAAATCTTAAGGGTGCGTCTTCTTCGTCGCTATCAAGGCGAATAAACCCTCCACGCCTGAATCTTAACAGAGCCTGGGTCATTGAGTCTACTAAGTCATCATGTTCGCCAGATGGAAAACTAGCTACTTCTTCTACTAGCTCTTCTCCCCAGCGTGTATCTGGTACCCATACTCTACCAGAAGCAAAGATATCTGCAACTGCATTTAGTCTTGCAATTTTGTCGTTTCCCTTGCTGGGAGTAAATTCTTGAACTGGAATACCCATAGCACGTAACTCAAATACCAGTGGAGCGCCTGAAGCTTTAGCCTCAACAATAAGGGAATCTGGTTGCCACTCTTTAAAATCCTCATAAGCCTTCTGTTTTAGCTCAGGAAACTCCATACGTTTTTTAAAGCTATTCAAAAGAATGATATTAGCGCTTGAGACTCCCACATCGTTGTCTTTATAGAACACTCCCCATGTAGTTTGGGCTGAATAGTCACTTCGTTCTGTT